GAAACAGCGTCAAGCGCAAGTCATACGAGGCCATAGTTTATATGGCGCAGTCAGTCATGCTCAATGACCCAGTGACGCATATTTTTAATGGCGCTGGCAACGCACTTTTTGCATTTCTTGATGTGCCAGAACGTGCGGCGGCGGTTCCTATCGGCATGTTGCGTCAACGCCTCGCAAAGACATTTGGCTACAAAACTGACCCAGACAGATATTACGGCGCAGACATTTACGCCAGAATGTCTGGCTTTAAGAATGGCATAATTGACGGCTGGTCAATGATGTTCCGCAAATTTGCAGAGGGCGGTGCCGCTAAAGACGCGCCCAGAGATCCGCTGAAAACAGAGTATTGGGCTGGTGCCGCTTATAAAGTGCCGTGGTCTAAAGAAATTAGAGACTTCCCTGATTTAACAAACACAGTTCCCGGAAAAGTATTTAACGCAATGGGCGTTGCTTACTCAGCACCATTTAGAGCGCTTGGCGCGGCTGATGAGTTTTTTGCTGGCGTGGCACAGCGCGTTCAGTTGCATGAGGAAGCGGCGAGGGCTGGCGGCAAAGTGTTTGACAATACGCTAGCAGATCTAACGTCACGCGGCGTTGATCCGCGTGTTGCAGAAAAAGAGGCGATGCAGATTGCATCGCGGCACGTTCAAAAGTTTTTGACTGAGATGCCCGGCGACATTGACATGAGCATGAATGCTTGGCGCAAACAAGTGACGCTGCAAGCCGACATTGACAAGCAATTGCCATTTGCTGGCATTTACAATGGCGCTAACAAACTGATGAATAAATGGTATTTCAAGCCAATGGCACCATTTAGTAAGACGCTCACAAACATTGCCAATGAGGCTAATTCGCGTATTGGCGTTTTGAATTTTATATCGCCAGCGTTTTACGCTGAGTTGGAAAAAGGTGGCCGACACAAAGATCTGGCCGTGAGCAGAATTTTTTTAGGTTCAGCCGCAGTTGCTACTGGTTACTGGCTTGCTGGCGAAGGCCGCATAACAGGGGCTGGCCCCGGCGACACATCTTATCGAAACATGCTTAAGTCACAAGGTTGGCAACCGTTTGCGGCGAGGCTTGGCAAGGACACTGAAATAACATCAAAAGAAGTCAAACAATTAAAGCGCCTTTTAGGTGAGGACGCCGTTACTGAGGGCAGCGGCGTTGACTATGGCGATAGTGTGTTTGTTTCTATCAAAAGGCTTGAGCCGTTCAATTTACCATTTATATTTGGGGCTGCACTGACTGACGTTGCCAGATACAGCGACTATGATGAAGAGGGCTTATGGGAGCAAATGTTTTACGCTGGGTCGGCCGCCGTTGCGGAAACAGCTACGAACATGCCAGCTATGCAAGGCATATCAGAATTAACGTCAATTGCCGGATACCAACAACGCACTGCTGGCGCAAGGATGTTGTCTATAGGCAACGCACTTGGCAAAAGATACTCTAGCTTCTTGCTGTCAGGTACGCCAATCATTGGATTTTCAAATAGTACGCTAGTTTCTCGCATTGAGCGCATGATCGACCCGCAGATCAGCAATGTTGGGGCTGGTGAGGATTCTCCGCTTGGATTGGTTTTTGTGGAAGAGGCTTACAATAGGTGGAAATCAAGGGTGCCTATTTGGTCTAAGGATGTGCCAGTTAAGCTAGACGACTACGGTGACGCAATTGGGCTTAATGCTGCTAGTGCCGCACAGCCATTATCTATGACATACGGCGAAACAAACAACGTCAAAGAATTTATGGACGCCATACATATGGGGCCATCACCGTTCCCTAAAAAAATAGAGGGCATAAGCTTACCAACTGAGGTAGAGGCGCGTTGGAAACTGTTAGCCAATAAAGAGATCTTGATTGATGGCATGACGCTAGAAGAAAACATTGCGGCTTCTATGACTGAGTTTATGGATGACGCTGAAGCAACTGGTGAAGAGTTATCTATTGGTGATATGCGGCAGATTATCAAGAAAATTCAAAAGGACTACCGAAATCTAGCGAAAACGCGTTTGTTTGGTGAGATTATAGAAGATGATATAGACCCCCGGCTTGTGCAATATTCGCAGCTTGCCGTTGACCTATCAGACAATGGGCTAGACGACCAGATAGTAGAGTTCCCAGAGTTTGCACAAAAGCTAGCAGACGTTAAAAACAAAAAACGCTTCCCTGTTTTAACAAAACCAACAGCAGAAAAACCGTCCTTATCAGACATGATAAAATAATGTATAATCACAGCAATCATATGAGGCACCAAAATGGCTGATTACAACATTAACGCAATCACACGTCGCGTCGTCTTTGACGGCTCAAGCGGCTTGGGGCCATACGCCTTTACGTTTGAGGTGCTGGATCAAAATGATGTTGCAGTCTATTTCAACACAACCCTTCTAACAATCACGACAGATTACACTGTAACCGTCAACGCTAACGGCACCGGCTCGGTGAATATCGTTACTGGGTCAAGCGTTCCATCAACGCCAATTGCCGAAGACAGCATAACAATTATTGGTGCGCGTGACATTGAGCGGGTTACAGATTTTGTGACAGCCGGTGACTTGCTGGCATCAAGCCTTAATGAGCAACTTGACGCGCTGACAATATTTGATCAGCAATTATCAGAAGAAAACGCAAGATCACTGCGAGCGCCTGTTTATGACCCAGAGCTTGTTGCTGATGGTGGAACGCTAGATATGACCCTGCCCAAAAAGGCAGACCGTGCAGGCAAGTTGCTTCAGTTCAATTCAACCACTGGTAACCCGGAGGTTGTCACAGAAATTGGATCATTTAAAGGCGATTGGGCTGCGAGTACACAGTATTATGTGCGTGACATAATCAAGGATACAAGTAACTCAAACATATACATCTGTAACACAGCCCACACATCTAGCGGGTCTGAGCCTATCAGTTCAAATGCAGACAGCGCTAAGTGGGATTTGCTGGTAGATGCTGCATCTGTGGCTACCAGTGCTGCGAACGCAGCAACATCTGAGAGCAATGCCGCGACATCTGAAACCAATGCTGCGGCCTCAGAGAGTAATGCCGCAACATCAGAGACTAACGCTTCAACATCGGCAACAACCGCCTTGGCTGCAAAAGATGCTGCGACAGCGGCACGAGATGCTGTTTTTACTGGTCTTGATAGTTTTGATGACAGATACCTCGGTGCTATGGCTGACACCCAAGCGCAAGCAACCGCAGTCACCGACTCCACATTTACGACAGGAACCACATCAATGACTGTGGTTTCAGCATCTGGAATTGTTGTCGGAATGGAAGTAGCAAGCACTGGGGTGGTTGTTGGCGGTTCTGGGATTCCATCAGATACAAACGTGATTTCGATTGATGGTACAACAATCACAGTTAACAACGAGTTGACTGAAACCAGAACATCTATGTCAGTAACATTTACTGGTCGCGGAGTTCTTGGAAATTTTGATGCGACAAAAGATGGGCCTTCAACTGACAACGATGGCAATGCATTAGTCGGCGGCCAACTTTATTACAATTCTACTGACAACCAAATACGCTTATACAATGGCACAAGCTGGGTTCCGGCTTATGTAACGGGCGGTGATTTCTTAGCCCTTGCTGGCGGCACTATGACTGGCAACATCCACTATGGTGATAATGTCAAAGCAACCTTTGGTGATTCTGGCACACCTGACTTAGAACTTTATCACGATGGCGGTGATTCGGTTTTACAAGACCAAGGAACCGGAGATCTTTATATTGGCGGTTCTAGGATTAGGCTCCGGCAAACTTCTAGCGTAAATATGTTCTTGGTGGCAGACACATCTGGTGTCAGACTTTACGATGGTGCTGGAAATGTTGGTTTCTCGACAAGCCCAACTCAGTTGAATTGTGATAAGTTGATTAGAGGGGTTAACGCAAAAGAAGTTTACGCGGCAGTTTCGTCAAGTTCAAACACAACAACTTGCGATACAACTACATCCGCATATTTTTATACAACCTTAACTGAAAACACCACGTTTGCTTTTAGTAATCCAGACAATGAACACACAACAACGATTGTGCTTGAAATTAAACAAGACGCATCAGCCAGTGGGTTTACTGTTGGTTGGCCTGCGTCTGTGAAATGGGCTGGCGGCACAGCACCAACGCTATCGGCTGGTGCGAATGATGTTGATCTACTCACCTTTATTACCCGCGACCAAGGAACGACTTGGTATGGCTTTGTCTCTGGCTTGGATATGAGCTAATGCTGCGCCAATCTGGAATGATGGCAGCGGCGGGCGTAGCTACAGGGCCAGTAAGTGAGTTTTTCTTTCACACCGAAACAACTACGTCTTCAAACCTGACAGCCTTCAACTTGCCATCTGAGGTTCCTACGAATAACAGGGCTTTCATCTGGATTACATTTGAAAACAATGCAGGTTCTGGAGTATATATCCCGCCATCTGGTGGTTGGGATTTGGTGATTCCATTTCAACCTTTGGCAGGGGGGTCAGGTGTTTCTGGAAGCCCAACTTGCAGCGGTGTGTTGTTATCAAAAAGAAATGTAACTGCTTCTGAAAGCGTCACAATAAGTAATGCTAGAGGTGGATCAAACCTTGGTGGTGGGTCTTGCGCTGGCGTGGTTCTTGATGGACGATACCTGTTAGGCTCTAACTTCTTATTTGATGGCCCATCTTCGGGAACTTTTGATATTGTGACTGGGACGTCTGCTGGTGTTGTAGCAACTCTCGGTGGAACTACTTTGACAGCTTCAACAGCTACATACAGTCGAGATACCGGAGAGGCTTTAGTGTGGTTAATGGGCGTTGACGCTGGAAACAATGCGCCGCCAACAATCACGCCTGATAGTGATTTCACAAGTAGTGAAGCCTATGCTGGTTCTGTGAATGGTCGTGCTGCGGCAGCAGGGATTATTTCAGCGGATACTACTGGTGCAAATGTTGATATTACTTGGCATACAGCAGACACTGATAGCACCTATTATGGAATTGTGTTTAAAGCTGTTGAAAGTAGGCTTGTTCTTCTTGAAACAATTACTGGTAATGATGCTTCAGTCGATACTTGGACACAGTACACATATGGTTCGTCTGATGGCTTGCCATATAGCCTTGCTGGCAGGCTTCTAATACAACACATTGCACCTAGCACGTTTACATCAGACCAACAAATTGATGATGTGACGGTTGATGGTACGCTTTATGACTTTGAAAGTGACAGTGATGGGTTTACTTACGCTGGCGAAAATGAATATTATTCTGCAAAAACTTATTCGGATAGGGCTACTAGCTATGGTGGAGAATCTTGGACTGCTGTATCAACAGCAGCTACAAATGGGGCTTGGAATCGTGACGCTGGTGGCACTGGTTCAGCCAACACTGGCTCTGGTATAGACCACACTCTTGGCACAACGGCTGGTTTTTATCTTTACTTTGAAAGTTCCGGCGCTAGTTGGCCTTTTGGCGCAATCCTAAGAAGCCCAAGCGTTACGCTCGATGCAAGTCCATCAATAGATTTCTGGTCTAGCAGATTCGGCGCGACAATGGGCAACACTGAGGTGTGGTGGTATGATGAAAGCTGACGATGTTAAACATCAACTTGACACGCATGAAGCAGTGTGCGCTGAACGCTGGAAAGAAACGCTTTTTGTGGATTGGCAATGGAGCCGTAGATGAAAGATTTGCCAACCGACGCATCTATTGTGACCGCAGGGATTACAGCACCTATTTGGTTGGCTCCGCTTAACCAATGGCTTGCGCTTGTTATTGCTTTTTTGGCTATAGTGCTTGGTATCATTCGCATATCCAAAGCACTATCAAACAAAGACAATGTTTAAGGCAATTGTATTGGCCTGCTCTTTAAGCGCCCCAGAAAACTGCATTGAGCTACATGATTTTCGCGGGCCGTGGAAATCCTATGAGGCCTGTGTTGAGCGAGTGCATGAAATGGCAAAGGACATTGGCGAATTACCCGGCGACTTTCTCGCCAAATCTTATAAGTGTTTGCCGCTTAGAAAAGGAATGTTGTCTTAAATGGAGCCAATAAGCACAGCCCTTATGGCGGTTAGCGCCGCGTCAAACGCCATAGCATTCATAAAAGCTAGGGTGAATGATGTTCAGTCGGTGGCTGATTTGTCGGAGCAGATCGGCACGTTATTCTCGGCGCAAAAGAAACTTAACGAGGAACGAAACAAGCAGGCCGGGGTTGGCGATGTTAGCTTTAAAGGCAGCATCGACGCAGTGCTTGAAGCGAAGCGTCTTACTGAGGAAATGCAGACCGTAGCCCAAATGATAAATATGCGCTGGCCTAAACCAGCGGATCAGCCGTCAACGTGGCAAGAGATTATCAACCACCACAACAAGGCTTTGCGCGAACAGAAAGAGGCTCGACTTGCAGCGGCCAAGGCTGCCGCCATTGCGCACGATGAAGCCATTGAAAACGTAAAGATAGGTCTGGCTATTTTCTTATTGGTGCTGGTTGTGGTAGGTTTGTTCATCGCAATAATGGTATCGACAGCCGGAGCCATAGGGCTTAGATGAGTGAAACAACAACGGGGCTGATTGGTGAGCATACGGCTCTTGCGGCCATTCTATCTATGGATGGCGGTTGGAAAGCGACCCACTGCCCAATGGATAGGATTGACGTACTTGCGTTTTGTGAACAGACTTTTATCAGGGTTCAAGTTAAGACGGCCACGCTGGCTGTCCACTGCCATCACAGATCAGCCCGGCACCACTTTAGTCTTGGTCACGGTTGCAAAACTAAAAAACTGCCTACGAAAGACGATTACGATGTTTTGTGCCTTGTATCACCCAATGCCAGAAGGTGCTTGTTCATGCCGGTTACGTCGGTACGGCAATATAGTATGCGCCTGCCCGCGTCACGCTTCACGGCTGAAGAGGAAGCTGATAGCTGGGTTAAAACGGTTGATCACGTTCTGGAGATGAGGCTGTAATGGATATTGAAAAGCTACGCGAAGAGCTAATCGCTGATGAGGGTATGCGGCTAGACGTGTATAAATGCACGAGTGGGTATTTGACTGTCGGCGTGGGGCATCGCATCATTGAGGGTGATGCAGAACACGGCAAGCCACTGGGCTACACGATTACTGAGCGCCGCATGAAGCAGCTATTCGATCTGGACATAGCTATCGTGCGCGAGGATTGTCACCGGCTCTATGAAGATTTCAGCGAACTACCAGAAGAGGCGCAGCGCATCATCGCTAACATGATGTTTAATATGGGCTTGCCAACGATGAAAAAATTTAAGGGCATGAAGCGGTGCGTTGATGAGCGTCAATGGGCTGGGGCTGCTCTAGAGATGCTCGATAGCAAGTGGGCGCGGCAACTGCCCAATCGCTCGGAAAGACTGGTCAAGCGCATGAGGGCTTTGGCAGATGGCTAAAAGCCCTTGCGTTGGCATATGCGTTCTGGACAAGGATCGCGTCAGGTGCATTGGTTGCGGCAGAACCATTGATGAGATAATCAATTGGGGAAAAAAGGCAGATGAGTAAGACGCTAGTCGAATACAAGGTTATCCCTCGGTTGATGATGCTGGTGTTTACAGTGATGGCTTGGAACGTATGCGACTGGTTTATGGGTTTGGGTACTGCTGCCACTACGCAGCAAACCGCTTTTGTTTCAACGATAGTCGGTGCGGCCACTGGTGCCTTTGCCGTCTGGATGAGCCACGAGGGTAAGTAAATGCTTGAAGCACTGATTGGGCCAGTCACCGGCCTGCTGGATAAGTTCATTGAGGATAAGGATCAGAAGGCAAAGCTCGCGCATGAAGTTGCCACAATGGCGCAGCGTCACGCGCAAGAGCTTGCCAAGGGTCAGCTAGAAATCAACAAAGCCGAGGCGCAGCACCGCAGCATCTTTGTGGCGGGCTGGCGGCCTTTCGTTGGTTGGACATGCGGCGTTGCCTTGGCTTGGCATTTTGTGCTTGCGCCTTTCGTTATCTTTGCCAGTGCCTATGCCGGTGTGGCTTTGCCTGATCTGCCACAGTTTGATATGTCCAGCCTGCTTACTGTCTTGATGGGTATGCTCGGCCTTGGCGGCATGAGGTCATTTGAAAAGGTGAAGGGCTTAACAAAATAAGGGGGTTTTCGCCCCCTTACCTATTCAGCCACCCTGATTGTTCTGATCTTGCCGGGCGTGTGCGTTAGTATGCCATCCTCAATCAGCTTGTCTAGCTGAAACCTGACGGCTGTTCTTGATCGACCCACAGCATAGGCTATTTCGTTCACTGTCGGGCCGTGACCGTTGTGGCG